ATAGAACGTATCAGGATTTTTTTCGTTATAAACGAAATTCTTTATTTCGACAACTTGATCTTGAGAATGCCATGCACTATTAAACAAGCTGACTGAATCACTATCAACTACCCTGATTACTCTACCGGGAACTGTTCCTGCTGATCCCATATTACGAGTTACTTCAAGCAGTCTTAATGCATTTGTTGGCAGGGTCTGTTTCGTTCCCGCCACCATTTTCATAGTGGTAATAGAAGACGAGGCATCAGGCCGGAAAGAGGCAATTACTTCCTGTGCTGAATTGATATAGTCGAATAACGAAACTTGAGTCCACGTTACCCCGCCTACATCATTTAATTGCCTAGCTACCTCATCGAGAATTTCTTGTGCCTTCATTTATTCCTTGAGGCTTTCTTTGGCCGTAAAGGCGTTCCCCCAGCAACCTTGTCTACAGGATTTATTGCTGCTGGTTCATTATCGGACTTTATAGGTTTATCCAGTGTAATGTAATCAACTGCACTGACGTATTTCTTTTGATTATGCGGGCCAACCTTAATTTCCTTACCGGTCAGACGCTCAAGAACATAATGCGTATATTCAGTCATACCTAATTCCTCGCAAAGACGGCCCCGCCGTTAAGCGGGGCTATCGGTTAGACTTTCTTAACAACACCAGTTGTCAGGTACTTACCTTCAACCACTTTGTAGCCATAAACATTCAGGCCACGAATCAGTTGTCCGAATGAATCCGGGTTAGGCAATGTTTCCATCTTCACCATCTGGGCTGCAAAAGTCAATCCTGCTTTATGACCGGCGACCGGTTTGTAAAGCGTTGCAGTACCTTCGGTGATACCAATGATGTTATTAGAAAGGTAGATCATCCATCTATCTACCATGCCAACCAGACCATTACGCATGATCGAAGTACCGTCGCCCGCGAGGGAAGCGTCTTTTAGATCAGACTTTTTGATCGTGGCTACCATCCAAGCTGGCATAACCAACCAGCGTCCGGTTTCAGGCACATTTTGCTCGTCCAGAACAGTACCCATGTCAACCAGATAATCGAGGATAGTGGTTTTATCAATCAAGAAAGCATTGCTGCCATTGGTGCCGGTAGCACCCAGATCGATATCACCAGAGATAACACCAGCAGTCAGTCCTTTATTGGCTGCGGCTACATCGGTAATGATGTTGGTAATGACATCGGAATCGACCGCGATCTTCATTTGCTCGGAAGCATCTTCTGACCAGTCATCCATGAGATTGATGTCGGATTGCATTGCGTCTACGTCATCGAGTGTGAACGCAAAGTACTTGCCCTTGTTCAAGTCCAACGTGGTGTTGGCATTGATCGGGGTTTCATAAACCAACGCATCACCAATCTGGTAATTTACGATGGTTAGGGTTGGTGTGGTGCGAATAATGACCTGATCACCATAGTCACTGATTTCGCCTTCGTAATCCGTATTAGCAATGGCACCGAAAACTGTCGCTGTGTAGAATTTCTCTACCAGTTTTCCAGACCATACAACGGGGATAAATTTTGATGTACTCGTAGACGAAATATCCGCATACGGAGTACTGCCTTCCCAGCCGGGATTGGCGCGTGTTATACCAGCCATTTCTGACTCCTATTAAGGAGGCACAACGGCTATCTGATACGATTTTCCCGTTGCGCCTTGAAGATTTTCAATTCGTTCTGTCGAGCCTCGTCTTCCCTGCCTTTCCACTTTCCAAGTTTCAATTCTTCATAGAAGTTCTTGATATCTTGTTGAGTGATAATATCAGTATCAACCTCACCAACGACCAACTCATGTGGAGCCGGTACAGTGTCGAGGTCGTGAGTCTCTGTCGAACCACCTAGCCATGCAGTAAAAAAACCAATAGCAGCAGGAGCATCTAGTCTGGCGTGAGCTTCATCAAGAAAGCTTTGTCTTTGTCTGCCGGTCAATGGCATGTCTTCTGCCAACCAGTTTTTAAATCCATCTCTTTTGTTGATGTCTTCCCAATTTGGTACGACTCGATCCAGCTCGGCATAGAACTTGTCTTCCGCCGTCCTGAACTGTGTTTTCTCAAGACCATCAAATCGGTTATTTAAGCTATCCAGCTTGCCTGCGATTTCACCTTCAGGGCCACCTTTCTTACTAGCGCCAACTCTTGCTACCATCTTTAGGAAGTCCTCGCCGTATTCTTCGATTTCTTTGTCAGAGAATACTGTTTCCTGCACCGCAGGTTCCTTGGCTTGGACTACTTCCAGTTGTGCTTCGAGTTCCGCGTTCCGACTGGTTAATCCTTCGTTGTCATCGCGTAATCCAGTAACGGTTTTATCAAAGGTTTTTTGCATACCCTTGTATCGTTTTTCCCAGTCATCCGGCGGTTCAACAATCGCTGGAGGATCAGTAACATCGGAAGGCTTAGAGCGCTTGTCGATGATTTCTTGCTGGATTCTTTTTGCTTCGTCTGCCTGCTTCTGTACCGCCTTTGGCACTGCCATAAATTAACTCCAATAACGCCGGGGTGTACCGGATTATGAAAATCCCCTTGAGGGGTCTTGCCGAATCCTACGATATGATCGCGTTGCGAATATCCCAGAATGATCGACTACAAGCGCTTTGATTCCTCAACCAGCAGCAAGATTTCTGATAAATCCTGTGCTCCGCCTTGGTGCCAACGCACTTTGTATTCGTCTTTAGACCTGCTCATATCGTGATTGGTTCGATCTAGGCAAGTCTGTAAATAAGTCATAAATGTCATGAAATCCCTATTTGATCGCAAATTGGCGAGAGACTTCAAAACTGCGGGATTATCTGGCCTATATATCATCAGTAGCTACTAGGATCATAATAATCTCGTCATCATCATTGAACACTGATTGTTTAACAGTTTCAACCTTTTTCAACTCTTTTATTACTTCTTCAAATAAGCGACGTTTAGCCTGCCTTCTGGTAATACCCATACTTTTAGCAGCACGTTCAAGGATTTTATCAATATCAGGAGCAGCACTAATTATCTCTGATGGTGTCTGTCTAGCAACAAGCGTATATAGTTTTTCATCAATCTCAAACTCGGTTTCAGTCAATTGCGAGAATTGCAGTGCCTCGTCGCCTACTTGTATCTGTGTTGCTAGTGGATCGAGTATCTTTTTAAATACAAGAAACTGATGACCACCAAGATTGACAACAGCAGCAACAATGCAGTGGGCACCAAGGGTTGCCATACTTAATGCCCGTGAACCGGTGCATTGAACCCCGAGTGTGGCTATGCTAAGAGCAGTCATTAACTGCGATCTTGAATAATATCAGGGCCGGTGTCAGGGCCATCGCCCACAATATCAATACCTGTAGCACTAATACCGCCATCGGCCTTGTTGGTCAATGGGTTGTCTGGATCGAGTGCAAGCCTTCTCCAGATTTCAAGTAACTTGGTTGAATCTGCTGAATCAAACATGCGAATTACTCCATCATTAAAATTAGTGCCATCTGTCATTTGCCAAGCATATTCCTGATATCCGGTAACCGGTGTAGTCAAATTCACACCGTCCCATATATACATGCCAAATGAGCCGATTTCATTACATACATCAGTCGATAAGGATATCGGATCGCCAGTAACAGGGTCTTTGAGTACAATTGTAACCGCCAACCCAGTGCCGAAGTGACTCACGGCATTGAAGATGCCGCCTAATATACCTGTCGGAACTACCAGAGTCGGACTTACGATCAAGGACAACGATGGCGCTGCCGACAGGTCAATCGCAGTAGTAAGCGAAGCCGCGCTGACTAGGCTCATGGCATTGATAACCGCAAGTTCTATCGATGTTGTCAATGCAGCCGCAGCATTCAAGGTCAAGGTGCCGGATGCAGCCATTTCAATTGCAGTTTGCAGTGCTGTATTGGCAGACAGGCTCATTGATGCCGCCGCCGCAACATTACTTCCTGCCTGTAAATCAGCGGCAATATTCAGCGACATGGTAAGCGCCGCTGCCAGTTCAATCGCAGTCGTAAGCGCTGGCGCAGTATTGAGAGTCATCGCTGGCGCAGCTTGCATAGTGATCGCTGTAGCCAAGGTTGCAGACGATATAATCGACATCGAAGGAGTCGCTTTCATCTCAATCGAGGTTTGTAGTAATGCAGCGCTTATCAGGCTCATATCCACAACAGCAGAAAAAGTAGCACCAAGAGTCAAAGAAGCCGCGACATTCAATGTCATATCCGGCCCTGCCGCCATCTCAATTGCCGTGGAAAGTGCTATGACTGCATTGAGCGACATAACCGGTGCAGCTTGCATCTGGATCGCTGTAGCCAAAGCGGAAGCAGCGGTCAATGCCATTGGCACTGTGGTAGCCATTTCGATTGCGGTGGTTAAGGCCGAGGCAGAAACTAGGCTCATGGCTGGTGTCGATGCCATATTAAT